ACGACCTTGAACTTCGGCACCACAACCCAGCGTGTTGCTGACTTCACGGCTACGGGCACCGCAGGCAATGTTCTGACCATACAGGGGACATCGGCCACCAGCCCGTGTACTCTAATACACACTGGCGCGGGTGACATTGACATCGACTATGTGACCATTACAGGCGTGAGGGCGTATCAGCTATGACATGGTATGCAGGCGATAACTCCACGAACAACGGCTCCTTCGGGTGGCTGTTTGAGGCTGCTGTTGCAGGTGGTGTAATAATTGATGCACCTAGTGCAAATATAACTCTTACACCATCTGCACCAAATGTCTCTTTGACTACAGCGGTCCTTGTTCCTAGTTCAGACATTGTTGTTGTAGCAAATAACCCTGTAGTTACAACAGGCACTTCTGTAAGTGTTCCTAGTTCAGAAATTACCTTTGCTGCTGTTGCACCAGAGTTCCGTTCTAGTATCTCTGTCCTTATCCCCTCTGCTAATATTTCTCTTGCAGCATTTGCGCCAGAAGTCCTTGTAGGCACCTCTGTTCAGGTTCCTGCTGTTGACCTACAAGTTCAAGCAGTTGCTCCTGAGATTGCCTCTGGTAAGTCTGTTAGTGTTGGTTCTGCAAATCTGTCTGTAGTAACCCTTGCTCCCGCAATTAGAACAGGGTCTGTTGTTCAGGTTCCTGCAAAAGATATTGCTGTTCAAGCAGTAGCCCCGACAGTTGCTTCTAGTAAACGAGTTGATGCACCTGTTGCAAATATAACACTTGTTGCTGTTGCACCTGTTGTTCGAATTGGTGCTTCTGTAAGCATTCCTGCTGCCAACATTACGATTGTTCAACTTGAACCTACGATCCTTGTAGGAACGTCTATACAAAGTCCTGCGGCAAACATTAACCTTGCACCTGTTGCACCTACTATCAGCACTGGTGTTAAGGTTGACACTCCAACCACGATCTTTGTTGTGGCAGGTCTTATCCCAGCTAGTGTTGGTTACTCAAGTCAACGTAGATACGTCTTTATTACTGGTGACACCTCTGCAAATGCTGTTGTCATCGAATCTGTCAATGATGCAGAACTTAGCCCTACTCAGAATGGAGTTGTCATAGATGGCCTTTACAATCAAGCAGTCTGACACCTCTCCATCTTTGAGGGCAACACTGCAAAACGCTAACGGAACAGCAATCAATCTTACTAGTTCAACTGTCAAGTTTCATATGAAGTCCCTTGATGGTTCTGTTGTTCTTGATGAGACAATGACTATTACCACACCACTATCGGGTATTGTAACCTACAACTGGCAAACTGGTGACACTGCTACGGCAGGGACTTACTTTGCAGAGTTTGAAGTTACCTACGCAGACCTTTCTATAGAGACTTTCCCTAACACTGGGAACCTACCTATTGTCATTACACCGGAGTTGAACTGATGGCTGATTGGGGACACCTAACTCTTAGAGACAGTTACTTCTCTATCGCTCAGGGCCAGTTTGATGGGTATTCTTCTATCCATGTCACTGGATATAACTCAGATGTAGATTCTGCTGCTGCTGAGACTGTTTGGGCTGCTGGTGGCATGTATCCTTGGTCTGTGTGGGATAGCACAAGAGTTGTCACTGTAGTTTCTACTTCTGCATCCGACACTGGCTCTGTTGTGGTTAGTGGGCTTGATGCAGACTATAACTTGATTACCGAAGAAATAGATTGTAATGGGACCACCGCCTCTACAGGCACTGTGCCGTTCAAACGTGTAAACTCTGCATTCTATAAGAACGGCGGTTCAAACAACGCTGGTGACATCACACTCACTGCTAATAGTGTTGTTGTAGGCCTTATCGAAGATGGTGTTGGTCAGACGCTGAGTGGTATCTATACCGTCCCTGCTGGTTATACTGCTTACATTTTGACCGGGAACTTTAGTGTTCAAAAAGGTGAAGATGCTCAAGTTCGCTTTTTTGTCCGTCTGTTTGGGGACAATTTCCGTATAGTTCACATTAGTGAAGTTTATCAAAACACTTACCGATATGACTTTGCAACCCCTGTGGCTCTTCCTGAAAAGTCTGACCTTGATATTGTGGCGGCTTTGGTTGAGACAAACAACACAAGAGTTACCACAAACTTCTCTATGATTTTGGTGAGGAACAATGCCGTACAGTAGCAATGAAGACCTCCCGAAAGCAGTCCGTAGTAAACTATCTGCACATCAGCAATCAGTATTCCGTAACGTCTTCAACTCCATGATGCCAGAAGAGGGAATGTCGGAAGGTCGTGCTTTTGCTGGTGCGTGGTCACAGGCTAAACAAGCTGTCGAAAAAGTCAATATGGATACCCTTCGTCAGAAGGCCACAGAACATAACGAGAAGTACGGCGACAAGGGACGAGTTACGGCTGGCACCCTCAAGCAAGTTTATGATCGTGGTATCGGTGCCTATCGCACTAACCCCGGAAGTGTTCGTCCTAACGTCACGTCCCCTGAACAGTGGGCTATGGCTCGTGTCAACAACTTCCTTCGGGCTATCCGAAACGGCAAGTTCCGCTCAGGGAAGCATGACACGGACCTGTTGCCAGAAAGTCACCCAATGGCGTCTAAGACTGTAGAAAAAGCCGACTACCAAGGTCGTAGTGTAGAACTTGACAAGCCTTTCCGTATGCCTGCGGGTTCCACTAAGAAGTTTGGTGTCTACGTCAAAGATGGTGACAAGATTAAGAAAGTCACCTTCGGTGATCCCAACATGGAAATTCGTCGTGACGATCCTGACGCTCGTAGGAATTTTCGTTCTCGACACTCCTGCGATGCCGCCACAGATAAGACATCTGCACGTTACTGGTCCTGTCGTATGTGGGAAAGCGGAACGTCTGTCTCGGAAATGACCAAAGTATCCGTTGAAGGTCAGATCGTCAAGCAACTTGATGAAGAACGTCTCGCCTTTGGTTGGGCTTACGTCTCGACTGTCAACGGTCAAATCAGCCTAGATCATAGCGAAGAATTTATTCGCCCCGACCAGATCGCAAAGGCTGCAACCAATTTTATGCTTTCCATGAGAACCGCCAAGGCTATGCACAGTGGTGGTAAGATCGGGGAAGTTGTCCATTCCATGCCCTTGACTAACGAAATTGCCAAGGCATTGGGTATCCAGTCTGACCGCGAGGGCTGGTTAGTCGCTATCAAGGTCTACGACGACCAAGTATGGCAAGATGTTAAAAGCGGTAAACTGGCTGCGTTCTCGATTGGGGGACGTGCTTTGAAGGAGATGGTGTAATGCCCACCGAACTCGTAAACTTGGAACTTGAAGAGGTTTCCTTGGTCGATATGGGCGATGACCCACTCGCTAAGGTAGCATTGTTCAAGCGCAGCCCGGAAGGGGAACACATGGAAAACGAAGAAGTCGAAAAACTCGATGCAGTTGAAGAGACTAGTGTCTCTGACGAGACTGAAAAGGGTTACAAAGAAGAGATGAAGTCCGACAAGATGGACGACATGGAAGACGACGAAGAAGACATGATGGACGACGACATGATGGGCGAAAAGAAGCCCGCTCGTAAGTCTTGGAAGAATGAAGCCCTTGAACTTGAAGAAGTCAACAAGATGCTTCTGGAAGAGATCGAAACTCTCAAAGGCAAAGTCGCTGATCTTGAAGTGGCTGTTGTCGAAAAGGCAAAGCCTGCCGAAGAGATGATCGAAGTCGAAGGTGAACAGATTGCCAAGTCGGCTATCCCTGCACCGATCCTGAAAAAACTAGAAGATGTGCAAAAGGCTCTCGAAGTTGAAGCACTCCGTAAACGCGCCGATGAGGTTCTCCCCAATTTCAAGGGAACTGCTGATGAGCGTGGTAAACTGTTGAAGTCGATTGGGCAAGACGAAGAACTGCTTGCACTCCTTCGTTCCGCTGACGCTGCCTTTGCGGGCATCTACCAAGAAGTCGGCAAAACTGATGCAGCTAATGATCTGAAATCCCCGACTGAGAAGCTGAACGACATCGTAAAGGCTTATCAGGAAGAGAAGAAAGAGAAAGACTTCCACAAAGCGTATGCTGCTGTCATCAAAACTGCACAGGGCCGTAGCCTCGTGCTTGAAACCTACAAAAAGTAAAAGGAGCCTTTACTATGGCATTTACGGAAAACATGGCATCCCGCACCTTCATCTCTGGGTCGGCTGTCGCTCAATTCACTTTTGTCTCTCTGGCTGCTGATGGTCAAGTGGACAACACCTCTGCTAACGCCCGTACCGATGGTGTGGCTCTGATGGCTGCTACCGCTGCTGGTCAAGCTGTCACTGTTGCTTATGATGGTCGTGTGACCGTTCAGGCTGGTGGCACGATCACTCGTGGTGCTGCTGTTGCAGTTGGTACTTCGGGCAAAGCTAAAGCTGCTGCTTCGACCAACGTGATCGTCGGGTACGCTCTCGAAGCCGCTGTTGATGGTCAGATCATCACCATCGAACTGTCTCGCGCCGATAACGCCGCAGCCTAATTTCTAGTTTAATAAAGGATTATCAAAAATGGCTATGCTGACCCCTAGCAGCGTTCATATTGACGCACCGCTTACCAACCTGACGATTGCCTTCCTGCAAGACGCTAACGGCTTTATTGCTGATCGTGTGTTCCCGAAGGTTTCGGTTTCCAAGAAGACCGACAAGTATTACATCTACAACCGTGCTGACTTCAATCGCACTGGTCAGGTGCAGGCCCGCGCTCCGCGCACTCAGGCTCCTCGTGTTGGTATGTCGCTCTCGACCGACACCTACTCGGCTGAAGTGTTCTCGCTGGCAACCGACTTCGACTTCGAAACTCTGGCTAACGAAGATGCAGCACTGGACATCCGCTCGGCTGGCGCTCAGATGCTGACCCACCAACTGCTGATTGACCGTGAAATCAAGTGGGCTAGTTCCTACTTCGCTGGTGGTATCTGGGGTACGGACTGGGATGGCGTTGCCTCGTCGCCTTCGTCGACTCAGGTCATCCAGTGGTCGGACTACTCGACCTCGACCCCGATCCAAGACGTTACCAACATCATGCGTACCGTGCAACTCAAGTCGGGCGGCTTCAAGCCCAACGTCATGGTTGTCGGCAAGCAAGTTCGTGACACTCTTGTCAACCACCCCACGATCCTTGCCCGTCTGAATGGCGGCGCTACCGTGACGAACACCGCTCTGGTGACGGATGCCAAACTGG